ACTTTGGCTTGGGTGCTTATAAGGCCCCCTCTGTTGAAGGGCAACAAGTTGGTGAGAAGTTGGGTGAGGCTTTTGCTATGCCCGGAGAATTGGCTGGTAAAGCTGGAGCCTTGATTGGACCCAAGTCTGAGTTTGCTGCTAAAGCTCTGACAGATATGGGAATGAACTTCTTGCCTTTGCATGGTGTGAAGAAGGCGGGTATGTCTCTCACTAAGGAAGCTTTGAGTGTCCCTAAAGAAGCTCCTAAGCCTGCCACAGCCCTTGAGGGTATTAAAGCTGAGTTGAACGCTGCTGAACCTCCTAGTAACATCCAACCCCCTTCTACTGCACCAGTAGGCGATGCCTTCTCTCAGATGCGTCAGCAATTGGGAGGTGGTGAACCAACTACTACTGCTGGAGGTATTCGTACTCCTATGCGCGATGTTGCACAAGGTTTACTAGAACGTGACCGCCTTGCAGCAGAAGCTTTAGATGAGCAACGTACTCGTGAGCAAGGTGTAAATCAAGCTAATGAGCAGGTGGCTAGTCAAGAAAAAGCAGAGGCTGCTCAGTCTGTTTTGGATCAACGTAAAGCAATTGCAGAGCAGGATATGCAAACTGGGGTGACTCGTGCCCAAACAGTTGCAGAACGCTCTAGACAAGAGAACGCACCCATCTATTCCCCTGAACATCTTAAGATGATTGAGGAGCAGGCAAAGCATGAGGCTACTGTCAAAACTGAAGCACTGCACCAACAGGAGTTGGTAAAAGCCCACGAAGAGGCTCTTGCAGAGAAACAACGTATAGATGCAGCTCAGGCTGCCGTAGAAGAACGTCAGAAGGCCCTAGAACGCTCTGTAGAGGCTGCAGGTGATGCAGCTAAGGCTAGGACAGCCTTGAATGAACAGGCAGGCGTACGAGCCGATCTAGAGAAGCGTAGTCCATTCTCTAAAGCTTATAAAGCTGAGCAAGCTGCTAAGGTAGCTGAGGAAGCTCAACGTAAACAAGTAGCAGACGTTAAAGCTCGTAGAGCTGATAATGAAGCGTTAATTCAACGTCTTCGTGATGAGCATACAACGAGTCAAGAGCGTTCCGCTAAAGCCCAAACTGTCCTTGATCAACGTACTGAACAACAAAGACTTGAGACACAGAAACAAACTACCCTAGACTTCAATGCTGCAGAACGGGCTAGACAGGAGGCTGGAACAATTCCCCCTGCTATTGGTCCACTGAAACCGGCACCATTGGGTTCTAAGGCGAGGGCTGCTGCAATGCGTGGAAAAAAGTCTCAAAGGGGCGGTATTCTCGTAAACTGGGGTTCTAAGAACACTGGTGTTAAGGGTCCCGTTGGCGACATTCTTAAAGACATTGGCAATGCCCTAATCAAAACCCCAGAAGAAGCAATTAAGTTTGCTCAAGGGGCTAAGGACGTTGCACAGAATACTTTGCAGAAAGGTATCAATGTCTTGACAAAGGGTGGTACCTACCTCAAGGGTAAGGTTAATCATCCCGTTGTCCACTTCACAGTAGATCGTTTGCTTGGTGCTGATAACTTGGCTAAGGCAGAAATCTCTGAGAAGTTGCATGGTGAGTATCTTCCTGCCCTCCGTGAGTTGTCTGATCAACAGCGTCTTGACGCCTTTGAGTTACTCAACACTGCTGACTTGAACAAGAAGGTTTTGACCCAACAGTTGATGGAGAAGCATGGAGTTGATCCTAAGACAATTGGTTTCATCTTGACTCATCAGAAGATGATGGGGGATGCTCTTGCTAAGATTAACAAAGCGCGTGAAGCGGTTGGTAAAAAACCCATTGAAGCTCGTGAAGCCTATTCGGCTATGTCTACTTCTGGTGACTACCGTAAGGTGGCTTACAAGATGGTTGATGGTGAGCGCCGTGTAGTTGGTGTGATTAGCTCTGACACACGCAATGCTAAGTTTGGTGGTAGTTTGGACAAGATTCAAACTGAGATGCTCAAGCGTGACCCTGACTTGCAGTTTGGTCCTTTGCAGGATATGACTCAACGTAAGAGTGCTGCCGCTGGTACACCCCATGAAGCTTTCCAGAATGCTTTGGAAACTCTTGGTGAAAGTGATCCACATATCCAATCCTTCCTTGACACCTTGAAAGAGGTGGCTAAGGATGATGCTAAGAACTACTTGGGTATGCAAACACACACTATGCAGAAGAAGGGTGTTTGGGGTATGGAAGGACGTAAGCAATGGCTAAGTCCTGCTGAAAACATGAAGGCATTCTTTGAGAACCAAGTAAACTACTTGGAAGGTTCTTTCCGCTGGAGCCACCTTGCAGAAGCTGCCAAGGATGTTAACACTGTGTTGCGAGACAAGAGTGTTATTGATAAGCATGGTAATGCCATTAAGCTGTCTGAGACGTATATGCAGAATGCTTTGGGACTTAATCCTAGTCGAGTAGGTCGTGCCATTGAAAATGCTTTTAACTCAATCTTTAGTTCGGATATGATGGATCGTGCTGGTATCAGTCCGTCCCGTGTACGAGAAGGTTTGGGCTATACCAAGATGGGTGTTAACACAGCTATGCTGTCACTCAATGAATCATTCCTAGCCCTCCAATTGATACAGGGCAGTACTGCTATGCCTGCTATGTCTGCACTACTGCGTGGACGTGGTTTAGCCCCTTCTAGGACCATCCTGACGGGTGGTTTGGACGCTCTGGCGAAAGGTGGTATTACTTATATGAAAGAGTGGAGAGGGGATGTCGCGGGTCTATCAGCAATTGAAAAGGGTGCTTTGAAGTTTGCTAAAGACCACCACGTTTATTCAACTGACATGGTGGAACATACTAATCAAATCAGTAAAGGTAAAGCATATTACGGAACAAAGATTAGTCAAGCTCCTGCTGCTAAAATTGAAACAGCTACTCGTGCCCAAGTGTTCCTAGCTTTTGTTCACATGATGGATGAGAGTGGTCTTAAGCCTGCTGATGGTTTGTATGAACAAGCTCATCGCATGACAGACATGGCCATGAACAACTACGGGGCAATCGAAAAGCCTGCTATCTACAATGCGCTGGGTCCAATTGGTTCTATGGCATATAACTTGAAGAGTTATGGACATAACGAAATTAGCCGTTGGTCTATGTATGCTCGTGAAGCAAAGAACAATAGTAATTACGTTCCCTTGCTGACTCAAATGGCAACTACCATTGCGGTAGCCGGAGTGATGGGATTACCCTTCTACTCTCAGTGGGAAAGTCTCTATGATACAATTACGGCTAAGCTAGGTGAACCTCGTTCACTCACTCTTGACGTAATGGAAGTTTCTAAAAAGATGGGTGAGCAAATCCCACAACTGGGGGAGTTTACTCTGTCTCATGGAACACCAGCTATGTTGGGTATGGATGTATCCAAACGTGTCGGTCTAGGGGATGTCCTTGGTAGCAAGGTATCTGATGTGGCGTTTGCTGGGGGTAGTAAAGGTGTGGATATGTTTGCTAAACTTGGGGGAGCAATCGCTAATCCAGACGAAGCACATACTAAGGCAGCAGCTCTTGCTTGGATGCCTCCAATTATACAATCGGTCTACAAAGAGAAGTGGTACACAAAGGATGGTTTGGCTTACACAATGGACCCAGACAAGCCTCCCACAGCTACTGCTGAGTTGAATGATCGTGACATCCTGTTGAAAAAGCTTGGTATCTCTGGAATTAATGAGAGTAGTCAAAAGGAGAAGTACTTCCAACAGAACAAGGTTGAGAAAGCTTACAATGAAATCAAGCAAAAGGGCTTGACCATTGCTGCACAAGACTTGTTCCATGGTAAGGACATCTCTGAACGAGCTATGAAATTGTTCCTTAGAGGTCAGGGTGATCCTACTCAGTTGCAACAGAACATCATGGACATGGGAATTAAACAAGGTATGACGCAAGAGCAGTTGAAGATTCTTAAGGACTCTTCTTCACGTTCTATTACTAAGATGTATGACCTAGAAAGACGTACTCAATGAAAACAAGTGACAAGGGTCTTGCGGCCCTTAGCCTACGTGAAGGCTCTCGTAACAAGGCATACCTAGACACCAAAGGAATCCCCACTATTGGAGTGGGGCACACTGGTCCTGAGGTTAAGCTAGGTCTTGTCTGGACTAATCAACAGATACAAGATACACTCCGCAAGGATGTATCTATTGCTGAACGGTGTGTAGACTCAACAGTTAAGGTTGAGTTGACACAGAACCAGTATGATGCTTTGGTTAGTTTCATCTTCAATGTAGGTGTTGGTGCTTTTACAAAGAGTACAATGCTTAAGAAGATCAATAACAAAGACTTTGCTGGAGCAGCCCTTCAGTTTGATAGATGGCACATTCCCGTAGAAATCACATCCCGCCGTAACTCTGAAAAGACCCAGTTCTGTTCATAAAAGTACAGACGTAAAAAAGCCCCCATATCCATCACAGGACTGGGGGCTTTCTTTTGTCTACTCGTTAAAGTTTTTGTAGAAGCATACTCGGATGCACAAGAAGTGCACTGCAATCATCCAATCAAAGTCATCTTCTTCATAACCAGAGACATGCTCTAGTCCAAAGGCAAGGCCATTAAATAGTTCTGCGATAATTGTCATACCGCGTCCAGCACACGGTCAAACCAATCCGCTTCATTAAACAACTTCCATTCTTCTTCTGTCATTTTATTCCTTTAATTAAGCACCACAGGTTCCACCACCTGTAAGTGAGCACACATCAACTTCATCGTAAACCATGTCCTTATGAGACATGGCCTCTTCGTAAGGAACTGCTGTCAAGGGTTGACCTCCTCGACTTCCATCTGGATAAGCCGTAAATCCACGAAGTCGAGTAGCATACTTTGCAAGAGTGGCTGTAAATGCTCCAACCGTCTTTGGATTATTGTTAGTGGTTCCCCATGCTGGGAGATTGATGGTACTAGAGATAGATTGGTCAACGTAATCTTGTATGTCGGCTTGGAAGGCAATACGCTTTTCATAATTTTCTGCTAGGTCTAGGGCTGACTCAATGGCGTCTGGTTTGACTCCATACTTGTCAATGAGGAGGGCGGCAGTTCCGTCAACGACATACTGGTATTTCCACTTGGTTCCTTCCGTAAGAAAACGTCGTTTATAAGCAACTGCAAAGAGAGGCTCAATCCCAGTAGTTGTCCCAGCAAGGATTCCGATACTGCCTGTCGGGGCAATTGCTCGATATGCAACTGGGCGTCCAATATAGAAGCGGTCACAATGTTCATCTGCTGCTCGTTTAGATTCATCTTTGTATACCTGTAGCCATTCATGTAGTTCTGGAGTTACTTCGTAGCCATATCCGCGCTTGAGGAGCCACTCGTGAATTCCCATGAGTCCCAAACCAAGTCGTCGATTCTTTGCCCTAACCTGATACACTTTATCGTAAGGAAGATCAGCACGAAGGGTACCACATACAAGAAACTTAGACCCAAGTTCGACAACTCGCTGTAGTTGCTCAATAGAATCGATGTTGGCAAGATTAACAGAACCAAGGTTACAAACATCAGAGTCATCTTCTGACGTAACTTCCGTACAAGCGTTGCGTAGTGTCTCATTCTGTTTGTCTCCAAAGTTAAAGCTGAATCCCGGTTCAGCAGTTTCCATAGCTTGACGAACATTCTTCTTAAACACCTCGTTGTTTTCCAAACCACCAACCAATGCTGCGTCATCGTAGTTGACAGAGATGTTGGTCATGTCCAGAGGACCGGGGAAATTGAAGTCCTTGAGTTTCTGTTCTTTGACTACATCTGACCAGTTCTTGACAGAGAGGAATTGATTGATGTCTTCGTGTTGCCAGTTGAGGCTGGCGTAGATAGCCGAACGGCGTGAACCGCCTTGCATAACATTTCGTCCAATCTCGTTGATTGCTGACATGAGAGGAATCGGCCCCGAAGCTGTACCACCAGTTCGCCCAAGAGCTTTTCCAGATGCTCGAAGTCGTGAGTAATCAATTCCAATTCCTCCACCAGTCATTAGACAGGACATTGCTCGCCATGTTACGTTGCTCCATTCTTCTCGGGTATCTTCCTCGGCTCGCAAGAGATAACAATTATTGTACGCCTTGTAGGGTCGTCCAGCGTAATACAAGTAACGTCCTCCGGGCATAAACCGCATGGCCTTAATATGTTCTGTAAGTTCTCGTCGATCCGAATCAGACATAAGGATGGGAATTGTCCCACCACGACTTCCACAGACATCCTCCACCAGTCGTTCCGAGAGTTTAGCCCAAGTGTCTCCCGGGCCTTGTGCGTACTTAAAGCGGAATACATTCTCTGCAAAGCTATTACGGAATTCACTCATTTACAATTTACCTATTTTAATTTTTGGTTGCACAATACCTTCTTCTAGAAGGACTGCTTTCTTACGACGATCTTCTGCAAGCATACAAGGTTCACATTTACCTTTACGCATCCAAGCATTATGTATCGGGCATTTGACTCGACTGGTTATAATCGGAGTCATTCTCTGGGTACTCCGTGGGTAGGTGTTCAAATCGTCCAATTTCTTCCTTAGCCTCTTGTTCTTGTTGCTTACGCACTAGGTACGTCTTCTTGTAATGCTGCTCAGTCACAGGCATCCAAGAGTTCTTGTCGGTATTCTTCACATTCATCTTCCAGTTTTTCTAGTAGATCAGATAGGTCATAACCAATGATGTCAAGGAATTCTGTTACATCTAGTTTAGCAGCAATTAGTAGTTTTAGTTCAGTATTCATGGTTAGTTTTATCGCTCATCACCCGACCCACGCAAGACACCACGATCTTTACGATCACTCAGTTTAACCAAATTCACTTGAGCAACATCCACAAGAGAATAGCCAAGCTCATTAGCTGAGCGAGTAAGATACCATAGCACATCACCCAGTTCTTTAAGGGCAAGGGGTTTGTCAAGTCCACCATCTCGGATGAGTTTCTTAACTTTCTCAGAATATTCGCCAGCCTCACCTCCCAAACCCAAAGCACAATATGCAAGCGCCATGGGAGTTCCCTGACCTGATTCAGGGTAGATTGCAAACTCATTAATAGCTTGTTCATAATCATTTAGATTCACGTTTAATAATCTCTCGGTTGATGTAGAAGATTGCTTTTTGCATGTCTTCAATTGCATTGTTCTTCAAGTCAGCTCGCCATATGTACTTGAGAGCATTGCCTAGGTTAAACCCCATATGCTCTGTAATCTGGATACATTCCACACCACTCGGGTGACTTGTATAATGTTTAGGGTGATTTACTACGTCATTCATTTAGTACTTTCCATCCTACTGGAAACAAGGGATTAATAATTTCATCCATCATAACTGCAATGTCCTGCACCTCTTTCTGTGCATGTGGATCAATACGTAACTTGTAAACACGAGAGAATGCAGCAAGAGAACCTGTCCAGATAAACTCAGTCATCATGTTTTGAGGCAAGATCATACGAGCTTGTTCAGGAGCAGTCCCAAGTTTAATCAAATCATCGTACATCAAAAGAGCAATGTTTACACAGCCTTGTGGAGAGTTGGGGAGGGTGTTAATATCTACTTCTCCCAAACTACCTTGCTTGGCATTGACCGGTTTCCCACGCCAAACGTCTGGAAAGAAGAACTCAGGCTCATCATCTACATACCGACGAGACACCTCATTCCAGACCAAACCAACTTGATGCTTACCCAATTGTCGAGCAACAAACAGCGGGCATTTAATTCTCAAAGAGATGCTGTTGTGTGCAAACGGAGTCCAATGGTTATGTTTAGCTAGATACTTTAGAAGTTTCTCATCTTGTTCTGTAAACTCTATTGCTACTTTATGAAAGGAAACACGGGCAGCATTGACAATGGATAGGTCACTGCCCATGTGGTCACAGTATTCAACTTTCTGAGGAACTATTTTCATGAGTACCGTTTGTTAATGTAATCTAAGGAAACAGTCATCAGGTCAAACTCACCATCATGAACATCATGGCACATCAAGAATCCACGCCAATGTTTGTTACCTTGACTGGACATATAATCCTCTGAATGCTCATAACAGGAGCCTGCAATTACAGCAGTTAGTCGTGAGCCGTCGGCCTTATATGAGGTAGCAATTTGCAAACCTTGCTGGTGACCTTGGATACAAGGCATATGCTTCTTTGTAAGACATGCGGAAGCAGTAGTGACAGGACGGCCCATAAGCCCGGTGGTAAAGAAATGAGAATAAGCAATGCCATCAATAACAGTAACGTCAAGAAATGGTATAACTTTCCAGCCATATTCTTTGTAGCCCAGATCATCGACAGACAACAGTCCTTCAAGTTTAGGATCATCATTAACTGCCCGGTTGATTCGATTCTCATGGTTACCAAGCAGCATTGTCATGTCTGGGTTATACTGCTTCTCCTTGTTACGCTTGGCCTTGGCATTGAACTCCCACAAGGGGGTAAGAAGGGCATCCATGGCGTCTTTGGACGCTTCAATGTCCTTAGTGTAACGTCTACCCTCAAAAGCTTTCTTACCTACGTCATAGGAGCTTAGAGAAGGCATGTCTGCAAAGTCTCCTAGACAAATCCATTTCTCAGGTTTCTTCTCTACTAGGTAGGTACCAATCTTTGTGAGGTACTTAAAGTCCACTCCAGATTTGGCTTGTACGTCAGGGATAACAGCATGTTTAATGTTTTGTCTCCTCACCCGATTGGGCTACAATGGCTTGAATTGCTCCTTTAGACATAAGGGTAAGAAGCCCCACTTGTATAACAATGTCTAGTTCTTTTCCAGAGATTTCACCTTGGAATTTAACAGTTCCTTCTGGGGTTTGGTATGATTCAGAGATTTGCATTTTTCTTTTCTTGTTTTTCTAAATTGCTTTTGACTAGGTGACAGGGTTTGCAGAGCACTTGTAGATTATCTGCTTCACAGAACAACCGATCAATGAAGACATCCCACGACTGAAATCCCACTTTGGGATCAACTACAGGATTGCGGTGATCTACTTCTACATCCTTTGCCGTGAACTCTGCTCCACAACAGGAGCACCTGAAGTGTTGAGCAAGGCGTCCTGTCTTGACATTAATCTTCTTCTCTGTCTTAGCGGCATTCAGTGTGCTATATTTAGGTTGCCATCGTCGGGCACCAGCCCTCAAGGTTGAGGTCACAAACCCATTGAAGCGGGCTTGTGTCCAAGTACCCGAGTTGTATGACTGTCTCTTAATGCCCATGCAACTTGTTTTGCTTACGTTTAGCAGCAATGTCAGCTAGGCGTTGCGAGGCATTCTTCTTCTGTTGTTGGTCACGGAGGCGAGAAGCCTCTTGGTTGGTTTCAATTTCTTTGTAATACATTATGTAGGGAATTTCCAGATTTGATTGTGTTCACGTTGCATATGCAGACAGATACCGTTCATGAGGAGACGTTCATCATCATCATAAATATCTTGCACATACTTAAAGATTGCTAGTTCATTAGAGGCTAGGTCTTGCATTTCTGACATAGTTCCTTCCAAGAAACGGGGTACTGCTTGTCGAGCCTTGCCATCATAGCCAAGTATATTGTCTGACTTATCTCCCATGATGAATTGCCAGTAGAAGTTAAAGGTACCTTCGATTGGGGAGATTGTTTTGAACTCTTGTTTGACAAAGTTGTAATGCCGTCCGGGGACTTGGAGTAAATCTTTGTCAATGGTACAGATAATGGTTTCATCTGGTTGTTTAGTTTGTTCAATGGACATTAGATCATCAGCTTCACATCCATCAGATACCTCAGCATTCCAGTTTAGGACAAGGTGTTCTCTAACTGCTTCAAGCCAGTCCGGTTTCTTTGTATCCTTACGGTTGGCCTTATATTCTGGATTGTATTGGTACCTGAAGTTATTAGAACCAGTTAGGTAGGGGTAGTAATGTTCTGCTGCTGTTTCATGCAAGATTCGTTGCATCAGTTCGTCAGCACGAACAATGGCTACCTCTACTGGATCAACTGTAACGCCTTGCTTTTGGCAAGAGGCTGCTGTCCGGTAAGCAACTATGTCCGCGTCCACTAGGGCAATTGTCATATAAGAAACTCTTTTTTAGCTTCAAGATATGCTTGTAAAGCCTCCTCACCTTTTTCAAAAGAACCCAGATACTTACCACAAAAAGTAGCGTACCATTTCTGCCGTTTTTTATTATATGTCAAACCAATTGATCCATGTGTATTATTTTTTTGGCATGTTTTTCGGTTAATGGAATTAATTTTATGTGAGACATCTCTTAGATTACTAATTCTATTGTCAGCTTTATTATGGTTGATGTGATCAATATCTCCTGTAGGCCAAACACCATATATAAAGTACCAAGCCAATCTATGTGCATAGTATCTTTTTTGGTTAATTTCAATTTGAATATAGCCTTCTGGTTTTATATTACCAGCAAATTGGTTCTTACTTGGACGGCCTCTTCGTGTCCCTATCCAATAGAAATGACCCGTTTCTGGATCATAAGTTAATTTTGATTTCAATATATCCATATTAATCTAAATTAGAAGCGTGAACCCTATGTGGGAACTCTTTGTACTCTAAGAAGCAACGAGCTTCTCCTTCCTTGTATGCCACCCAAGCTAATTGTGTTGGTGTGTTATGACATAGGTCATGGGATTCTCGTGCTTTAAGTGCCTCGTTTAGCTCTGTATGATAGACCTGAAATCCTCCCCACAAAGCTAACACAAGGCTACCTAGATAAACTAAGAAGTTAAATGACTTCATTCTCAAAGTCGGGGATGTCACCAAAGCCTGTTGGACCCGGATCGACAATACCAAATACATATCCCTCATACTTCTTAGCCAATGTAATTACTTCATCAGGCTTAGGGGCAGATTTACTACCGATAGCAAGAGTAGACACAGCATTACTAAGACTAGATTGACGGACAATGAGGACTTGCCGCTGCGCTCGTTCTTCGGGGGTTTCATAGGTACTCCGTGGGGTTGCATTGGCTTTGCTAGCGGCACCGCCTACAGAGCCTTGTGAGGCCACTGCTGGGACTCCTACATTATCGGCAGGAGAAACAGCAGTCCAGTCATTATAACCCTTGTCATTCTTGACAACAGTTACATCCCACACAGAGCCACCGGCTGCTGATGACAAGGTACTGAAGCTAGAAGCTCCTGCACCGAAGGACATAATTTTCTTAGACTCAACCTTACCTTGGAAAGTAAGATTCTTATAAACCACCTCTAGCTGTTGGTAAGAACCCTTAGCAGTGGGTTTGGTTTCGACAGTGGTGGTAACAATTTGTATTTGCACGTTTTTCCTAGATATTTTTCCAAGTCTTACCATTACGGATTCGACTTATTTGAGATTGATTGATTCCAAACATTTCTTCTAAAATAGAAGAAGGAGTTTTTGAATATTTAATTTCTAATGCTTCTGCCAAATCAAGTTTTACAACGTTTTTAGCATTATACCCTTGTTTATTAGGCATTCTATTTCTTAGATATGTATCATTGTTGTTATCAACATGTGTTCCTACATATAAATGCTCAGGATTGACACATAGTTTATTATCACAAGTATGACACACCAATTTACCGTCAGGTATTGGTCCTTTGTGTAGGGTATAGAACAGACGATGTGCTGACCATCTTTTTCCATCTACCATAACTTGACCATAGCCTGCTCTAGTAGATTTAGTCCATACCCAACAAGACTGTGTTTTGTCAACAGAATCTTCTATTTGCATTTGATTTTTTATTTAATTAATTAAGTTGATATGAAACTCTTTGTTTCATAACAATAGTATAGCACACTTCTGAAAACATTGCAAGTTAAATTTTAATTTTCTTTTGATCTTTCATGTTAGGACCGGCTTTTGTTTCACACGACATGGGACATTTCCATTCATACCCAAAGATTGCTTTGATGTTCATAGGAAGATCAGCAAATACACCATCGAATATCTTTGCCAAAGGGATGATGAACTCCTCATGTGTATCCAAGACTATAGAATCGTGTACTGTGGAAATGAAGTCACAAGGGATACCTGCTTTCTTAATACGCTTGTATGCAGAGATACGAGCAATAGTCATTACATCTGCACCAGTGCCCTGCACAGGGAGATTCACCAGTTGGTTGATAGGGAGCTTCATTTCCCCCTTGTAGTCCCTACCCATCTCCAAGTGCCAAGAACGCCCTAGAGGCCCTGTAATGTCCTTTCCTGAGGATACTAGGGCCATCCACTCCTTGTGCTTCTTGTCAAGCATTTTGTACTTGGCATAGAACTTCTCGTTTAACGAGTCCCAGAATTTAGGATCAGAAGATACATGAGTGAAGTCTGCATCATTAGCAAAAGCCCAACCGCTTCCCCTGAAAATAGTACGGAATAGGAAAATCTTAGCAATGAGTCTTGAAGGAAGTGCAAAAGCTTGTTGATTGTTTGCATGTGTATCCTCACCATTGATAATTTCATTAATGCCTACCCAGTCCTGACTCAGCTCAAGAGCAACACGCCACTCCAACTGGCTTGCGTCACATTGCAATAACACATCCTCCTCCTTTCAGTTCTGGCTTTATCACCAACTCCATTTTACCTGACTTAGTAGCATTGGTACGTATGACCTCTAATCCTGCTTTACTTAGCAATGTAAACACAATGGTTTGCAGTTCGTCTATACTAAGAGACGACCATTCATCTAATACCTGCTCAAGAACTTCATCACCCATTTGATTTACTACCATAACTCATCCTCTGGTACATCCCCCCACTCATCATAATCGGGTGGCATATTATTCCTTTGCTCGAAGCAACGCTGCCACCGGTCGTTGGTCTAGTCTATGGATTTGATCTTGAATCTCCTTAAAATGAGCAGGATAGTTGTCCCTAAAGTCACACAAGAAACGTCGTGCACCCTTGGCTTCCATTGAAGCAGCTAGGTCGGTCAAAGAATCGTTATATTGTAATTGTTCTAGTTCTTTAGTCATTATATTTTGAAATGAAGATGTCTTGAAGGTCTGATGCAAAGTTCTGGAGATTCCTTTATGTTCAGGGAAGGGCATTAATCTTCCCCCGCTTTCGCAGCTACACATTCCTGTGTAGAGCAGACTATATCATCACACCACGGTGTGCCATATGTTTCCACCCATTTGAGTGTACTCTCTTTCGAGATAGTCGTTGCACCTGCCAAGTATCTATGGAGCCTATTATGGTCCCCCATTTTCAACAATACTAAATTACTTATTTCATTATTGTGCGGATTAAAATCACAATGATGAACTACCCAGCCTCTTGGGATGGCTGAAATACTTAAGTGTTCACAGACAATAATATGATGTACAAAGACATGCTTGCACCCAGTTCTGCCGGTATACCACAAAGGTTTTAACCGCATAAGATAACCTTTACCATCAGATACATCACCTATGTAATTATGATGCTGTTCTAATGTTTTACCAAACATGGGATTATTAGTCTCAAGTTTGCTCTTACGGTAGGAGTTTACTTTACGTGTCTTTCTATATGAGCTAGAATAGGTATCTGCTACATGTTTCCACACACGAGTAAGCTTCAGACCAAGAGTGTCAGCTATCTGCTGCAATGTTAAATCTGTATTTTCGTATAAGTAATTAATATTCATATGTACCTCTTATGGTAGATTGATTGGATTGGCTCAGGATTGTCCGGTCTGGAGTTCCCCTGAATTAATATGGTTTTAAAAGCCCTGTAAGTTAAGGCTTGCTGGAACTCAACCGTCCAGATATTGCTGTAGTCTGATTGAATTGCCCATGTAATACTCCTTTGTCCCAGTTCATCTCTTTACGCAGTTTAACTAGCCCATTGTAATAAGTTCCATTTAGTTTCTCACTTTTACTAAGCTCAAGTATCTTGTCTAGAACACCCTTCTTGCCTTTGAGTTTCCGTAAGGTACCTTCATCGGTGGAGTAGTTGCCTAGCTTTGCCATCTCAGAGCCCTTTAACGGGGCGTAGAGACGTGGTAGCTGATGCTCTATGGTAATGTTCTTGTACTTGGGTTCGCCAGCCCTAGCACCCGTTTTGAAATGCCCAATAAACTCCTTGCCATCTTCCTTAACAATTCCACCGTATAGAAAGGCAGACAGATGATCGTTAGAGCCAAAATTAATAGGTACGTTGGGATAGATTGCTGCGAGTTCTTGTTTAAGCGTTGATATTTTGTCATCTAGTTCCCCTGCTCTTACTTGGCAGAGTTCTTCGTCAAAGGGTAATCCGTTCTGCTCCATCTCCATCAAGATCATCATGTCCTCACATTGAAGGCGACACAACTTGATCTCGGCAGGAGTCATTAGTTTGATCTGACTGCAGTAACAAAGATATGTAAGATAAGCATCGAAGGAAGCATAATCGCTAAGTATCTCCCAAGGTACCTTGTCAGTGTCAATTCCCTTAGCCCAGAAATCTTCCTTGACAACATCTCGTTTTGTTGGATGACCATATTTAATACACGTTTCATTTAGGCTGGGAAATCGGTTAGTTTGCCTTGAGAGTATGAACTCCGCAATTTGAACATCCCAAATTTTCTTACCTTGAAAAGAAATGCCAGACTTGGTGAGCCAGTGTGCGTCGAATTTAAAGTTAAATCCAACAACTGTGCTACAAGAGCTAACAAGATGCTGGCAATACTCAAGCCCAGAATCTCCCCACTTCCTTGCTCCACCATTGTTAGGTTTATACCAAGAGAAACAAACCAAGCTATTAGTAGAGTCATAGGGAGACCCCTTGTTTGAGATTGTTGTTTCACAGTCAATTGCTATCATTCATTGTAGAAGGTAACATAGTGTGCTCGGAATACATAAGTCAAAATACCTTTCTCTTTAAACTCTTGTTCACATGCACCAGCATAGTTGTCTGCTGATTCTTCAGTTAGGAAAATGGCAATGGGACAGCCATCATTTTCACCATTCAAATGACGTTCAACAACGAACATCCCTGTTTTACTTTTTGGTAGTTTCATGTAATATCTTCGTAACGTGCCACATCGGCTCTGATCAAAACTTCTCGCTTGCCATGCCTAAGGGTTGGATCGGTGTCCTGATCTCCTGCCAGTTTATTCTTACTAGCATTGAGATACCGGACATTCTCGTAACCCATATCAGCAACCTTACCAATACCAACAATCCAATCAGCTTCTGCTTGCTTGGCTGTCTTAGCATTGGCTACATTACCCATTGTAAGCCACTTCTGTCCCTCTCCAGACCCATCAGCTTGACATACCCCTACCACGGCACAGTTGTGCTGTTTAGCAAGCTCTCGTGCCCACTGGTACATGGCTCCTAGCTTCAAGTCCTCACGGTCAGCCTCAAACCCCACGATCTTGTCAATCTGATCAAAGATTAGCAAAGATGGTTTGTACTGATTACAAATCCTTTCGACCATGCCCTTGTTGATAGACCCCTTGGGATTTAAAATCATATGCTTTCCCTTGGTCTTCTTCAGGTAAGCATTCCTAGCCGCCGTTGGGTTGCTGTTGATAGCGGCGAGGGTAGCTCCCAAGGATGCCTGATAACACCGTATTTTGACCTTAGAGCCAGCTTCCTCGTTGTTGAGCCAGATAATTGGTCCTGACTCGTCACCAAGCTGTTCAGCCATGAAGGTGGATTCACTAGCAAGAAACGTTGTTTTACCCGTCTCTGGCCGGGCAAAGATGAACCCAAAGTCACCACCGCGTAGACTGCCCAACATTTGATTGAGGGTGTTGAGACGCCATCGTAGACCCGGTTTACGAAAGGTTTCGTCAAGAAGCTCCTCAATGTCGTCACTGATGAATTCAAATTCCTCTTGTAGTACCTGAGTACTTTTTTCAGCAGCAAAGGATTCAAGGAGAGCATTGAACTTCTCTCTCGATAACTTGCCTTCTGTAACATCATACGCTGCAAGGGAAATCTCCTTAAGTAACTTGTTCTCAACAAACGATTGAAGCAAGATTGCTGTAGACTGGGGAGAGACTTGAAGTTTCTCAAGAGTCTCAATGACAGCCTCGTAATAGGCTACGTCCTTATGTTTGTGAGCAAACAAGAGGTTAGATAAATCAGCAACAGTTAGATCAATCTTGTCTTGATTACTTTCATGGAAGTTGTCAAGAACAGAATAGACAGGATGTAGTTCTTTAGGTAAATCCTTGACATTCAACTTGTCTTTCCATCTACTCCATTCTTCATAGACAAGAAATGTCTTTATGATTGAGAGTTCATACTGCAATTGTATTCCTTTATTATATTATATAACAAGAACCCTTGAAGGTTCTTGTATATATGTATTACTTAACTTATAACATACATTAAGTATAACACATCTAAATTTCCTTGTCAAGTTATTTCTTTAAGAACTCTTCAATTTCTTTGTCAGTGTAAGCCTTAGGGTCAAGTTCTGTGAAAATGGTGTTTGCTGATAGTCCTGTCCATTGGACCTTCTCCGCAATTTCCCTGGCCTCACGCCACTTGTCCCTATCTAGCCAAATTGTGATGAACTCGTAGGAGCCCTTCAGAGCGATTATTTTGTGTGCTGGTACATTGGTACCAAGAGCAGGCATTGCGTCGCACTGAGGGGCTATACGTATGGCTGAGAGGGCATCCTCGGTGATGACAAGCCTCTTAGGCCAACTTACCAGTTGACTACTGTTGTCTGACCCGTAATGTTGTTGGTCCAATGGGTTGGTGGTGTACGCTTTGTAGATTGGGCAGACTTCGCTGGTTGATCCACGGTTAAAGTACTTGGCTTTAGCTGCCCGGTCATGGTCAAAATTACGGGCTTGAATGCACCTTGTTCGGCCTTCTTTGTCTTTGTATTCATAGATGAGTTGGTTGAAGTAGGGGGAGTATCTAAGTCCATGTTGTATAGCTGTTGTGACACTGACATTGTACTGGTGTAAAAATTGGACAATGTGCTCGGGAAAATCTGAGCATGTATCGTTGGGGACGGCCAAGTAGGGACCATCGTCTGACTCATCATCTCCTCGTACTCGCTCGCTGACAAAGCCACTGAGGCTACCCCTACCAGAGGACCGGCAGCCAAAACAGAACCACCCACCATCGCTGTAGTTGGCACGGTTGTCTCTACTTCCGCAGTTGGAACAGGGGCCGTGACCGATGAATTTGTTAACCATTCTGCATAAGAAAAACTATTTCTCCATTGATTGATGATAGTGGATACATTCCCCAATGGGGCAACAGCATCCAACCACTGTTCAAAAGCTTCATTTTCAGTCATGCAGCACCGCCCTCGATGCCGTGGTTGCTACTGGCTCGGCCTTTGGCTCACTTGGCTGCGCGGTGGTGTAGAAGCAAGTCCCATCTACGAATCCATGTTCGGTGCTGTAAGTAACAGGAACCCACATGCCGTACGACTGATCCATATCGAGTGACTTGCAGCAAATGTCACCGCGAACCACTTTCAGCATTGCGGACACTGGCTCCTGCACTGGCTCGGCCCTTGGCTTTGCCATCTTCCCATCGTGGAAGCCAGACAGGTAAGCAATGGTCAGATCATCATGTGCTGGCTCGGACTTTGGCTGCGCTGATCCTGTGCTCCCGCACTTTTCGCAGAACGGCGAATCTGACTCAAAGAAATGGAAATCTTCGCTATCCATACAGCCGTTGCAGGGCGGTTGTGATGGCGGATTTGCTGCGTGTTTGCAGGTATCGCAACTCGCAGGCTCCGGCTGCGCTTCCATAGATGCGACAGGGAGAAGATAAAGCCGATCACCCGCCTTTAATAGCATTGGCTCAGACTCAACAAGAAAGCCATCCTCCGTGACTATTGCAGCCGGGGCCTGTGATTCCAATGCGGTAATGAGTGCAGAAAGATCGGCATACTCTGGCAGGTTGGGATGCAGTAGATCTAAAGCAGCCCGCAGGGTGGTGAGTGTGTCAGCCATTGGTGGCCTCCTTTGTGAGTTCTCTTGCTGTGACAACTGCCATAGAACACCACAGCGGGTTTGTTTCAGGGAAAGCCCCCCAAGCTGCGTTCCAATCTGCAATCTTTTCCAGCGCATCCCGCAGCACCTTGTTTTCCGCAGCCAGTGCATCACGTTCTGCTTTATACATAGCCTTAGAGGCCATTAGTTCAGTCTCAGCAAGGTACAACTCAATTTCCTGTACTTGGGCCTTACCTTGGGTAATAACCTCACCAGAGGGCTTAAAACAGCCCGGTGGGTATTCTGTGTCAGTACGTGCACTATTGTGCATACTCATTCTCATCTCCTTTAGGTTCTTCATAACTACTTTCAGTATATTGAACTTCATCTGAAATAGTGTTGAAACATTTATTACACAAGTCCACAAACTCACCAGAATTGGTGAACTTGCGGGTGGCTTCCTGATTGGTCAGGACTGAGTTACAAGAGTAGCAACGAATAATGTTCTCCTTATGCAGCAACGGCTGCTTCAACTGGTAGATTACGACGCTGTGCTGCTGATAGACCCCCGGCCCATGTCTCAGCACCACAGTTATGGATGGAGGAGCCATGTCCAAGAGTAGCCAGTCCATTCAAACTATTGTAACTTTCACTATGCCATAGCCAATACTTCTGGAATGCCTCCGGTACAGTGTACTTCCAACCACGGAACAACTCCATACCGTTGAGAAGCAAGGCCCGATCTGAACGAGCATCTGTACTTGACAGCATTGTATCAAAACTACGGAACTTTGCCAAACGATTGGAGATGCGAATTACATAGGAAACTACGGAAATCAGATAAGTTTGGTTGAAATAGTAGCGAGGGATGTGAACCAAAACACAATTCTTTGTTTCTGTTTCAGGAACAACTTCCATTGTCAAGGGGTAATCAGGATTTTCTTTGTTAATACAAGTGTTGATGTTAGTCATTAGTACATCTGTGTCATACACATTGTACAAACGAAGCCACAGACCATCCTCATTTACCTTAATTTTCTTATTATCAAGGCCATAAGCAACAACATCATAGTTATTATAGCGGGCAGCAAAATCATTTAGGTAATCCTTACACATAAACCGATTGGTTTGTGGGTAGAATGTATCTCCTTCCCGATAATATGCTTGCCAACGCAGAGGATTGGCTTGGGGCATCTCATGGTAGTAGACATTCAACTGATCAGGTTTAAACTTATACATTTTGCAGGATTCCTTGGACGTATTTTTGGATGTTTGCACCAGTGATGCCCGGTGCGCTGTTGACTTCGATGACAAACAACTCATTATTGCGCTCATTAAATCCGATGTCAACTCCCCGGAAGTCTGACGGACTAGCCTTTGCCGCAGCAAGAGCGAGTTCTCGTAGACCCTGAGGCTCGTTTGGTACTTCTTGGCAGAAAATATAGCCATTTGCTAGGTTCCTCACTTTAGTATCACGTTGATCAGTCCATCCAGTTTTCTTACGCTTCTCTACTACAGAGACAACAGTATCCATGAATACATGAACACGGAACTCACGTTTTTTCTTCTTGTACAAGGTATATACTGGACAGCCTCCTACTGCTCCAGCAGTCTCCTTATCAAAAATGACAATGCCCTTACCACAAGAGCTATTAAGATAACGGCGACCAAAGACCGTCTTGTCTTCCATGCACCATGCCATAGCCTGCTGAGGATCACAAGTGAATTCCAATGCTGATAGACCATGTTCCTTGAACCAGTGGTACTGGTGGATTTTATCCACAGAATGCCCATACTTCAGCTGTACACGCCTCTGGGACGTTTTAGTGGTACGGACAACCTTATATCCTAGGGCAGTAGACAAAGCCCCAGCAAGGAGCTTCAGAGAGGCAGAGAAGCGGGTAGATTCAGTGCAAAGCAGGGAGAGTTTCATGTTTGATAACCTTAGAGTAAGCGACCTTCTTGACATCACCAAGGGTAATGGTGACAATGCCCGATGCCTTGTCATATTCCATGTCAACAACTCGACCACGGAAAAGACAATTGAGGAACGATTCCTTAGGGGGCAACTCGTTCAAATCAAACTCAGCTCGAACCACATGGTCAAAGGAGAATTCGTCTATGTCTCCCATGAGGAGAACATCAGATGCACCTTGTGCTATTGTTTTAGGAAACTCTTTTTCAATGAAATCATCTGCCCAGAAGTCAGTGACTGTACTCATCCAACGATGCTTGACCCGCTTGAAAGCATTTTTACTAATGCGATTAATCCCAGACTGAGTACCAGCTTTCCCGATGATCTTCTGGTGTTTGGTAAACACCTCGGTACCAGTAGCCGAGTAGACTACTGGCTTTGCTTTTTTTGGTACGTAACTGATGACCTCCACCTTGTTAGTGTCAAGATCAATACTGTAAAGAGTATCTTCCTTGACAACAACTGGCTCGTGTCCTTTTAATGTAATTCCATTACGACCAAGAATCCAATACAACATACCAATCTCAGATGCCCAGAAGAATCCCTCAGGGGTATCCACAAAGGACAGCGGACGCTGGTCATTACGTGTCAAGTAAACTTTGTGATTGACCTGACTATATGCAGCAATGGCATAGGCTCCCTTGACCTTACCAATAGCATCTTCAAACTTCTCAAGGTCCCAATCACCATTGAGCACAGGCTCTAGGTGGATCGCAAGAGCCTCACTGTCTACCGTGGTATCAGCCAGTTCCTTGTGGCCCTGCAAGGTGCCATTGTGGACCAATGCGAAGGTCCCATTGACCGTGAATGGGTGGGAGTTAACATCATTGGCCACACCAATAGTCTTCTTACGATTATGACCAATCAATGCCTTGCCACGATTGAACATGGCCTTGCCTTGAGTGGAGTACTGGATGTCATCAATGACCAGTGGAGCAGCGAACCCCTCTTTCATGATACCAAAGCTGGTATCTTTTTCTACAAGGATTACGCCTGTAGAATCCTCACCACGCAAGGTGTCGCAGAACAGCATTTGATAAAAAGCTGCCTCAGTCTTAGTATCAAAACCATAGCCACTTTTGGGAATCACACCGAGAATGCCACACATTACATCACCACCAGTTTAACATCGATAATTTGATTTGTCATCATGCTACGAACCAAGGCGTAGTCATCACACAAACGAGATTGGCCAAAGATACGTGTGAAGGTAGTCAACATCTTGTCCTCCTTCAACAACTCAGCGTTAACCTGCGTATCTTTACTAACAGTAATTAGATTACTAATTACAGTGAGCCATTCATCCAACAGTTCTGTGTCATCATGACCATGCATGTGTCGAAACTCTATGGTTCCTTGTGTGGACAGTGGCTTGATGTTCAGAGCTGTGTACTTGTGCCACCGACTAATCATGGTGGACAATGAGCAACTATAAATAGTTGGTAGGTAGGTTTCGGTCAACGGAGTGCAGTGGATGTTATCACGGCGCTCAGGAGAACACAGCAGGAAGAATGCTTCTTCATACAAAGCATACATCAGAACGATGTTACGAGTAACTTGTGCTGTAAGATTTGCACAATTAGCATGTACGTGGATGGATGTACGCTGTGAGAATGGATCATCTCCGATCAATTTGATAGTCCCATGCAGTCCTTGGAACATCTCAGATGCCTTGGCTACAGGGACAGGCTTGCTGATGAACTCAAACCCATTGTTGCGCAAAGAGCCGTCAGTAGTGACATTCCAACCGAGAGATTCTGCATCGCCATGGGATTCCAGACGCTCAATCTCACACTCCAAACCCACGAATTGTGGGGAAGCCGGATCACTGAGAGCTTTCATTGCCAAATTACAGGCGTAGTCTTGATAAATCATGCTCCAATCACCTCGTAATGTTCATTGTTATCCAGCATGTGCTGCTGGATTTCGGGGGTAAAGATGGGTCTAATCATAATGATTTTCTTCAAGGAATAATCATACTGAGCAACCTTGTTGCTATCAATCAGAATAAATCCTGTTCGTTGATATGTCATACGACTGGTCAGGGCCACAGATTTGCGCTTACTTTTACCAGTAAAGGCATCCGTGAACGATGAATAGCGGGGCTTCGCAACAAATGCCTTGAGGGCAGAGAAGTCCAGCTCCAGTTTAGACCCTGTAACTACGTTAGTAATCATGGTGTTGTCTGCGCACAGTCCTCGACGATATTGCCGAGCAGGGATACGCTGCAACAAGTAGACAGAATCGTTCCACTGGAAAGTTGCCTTATGGGGCAACAGGTAATTCACAGTGTACGGATACTTGTCACTCAGGTGGAGTTGAAAGGCAGTATCATCTTCATCAATCCCTTGCACCATTTCAGGTGAAACCTGTGTGATGAAGAACAATTTGTCACCAAATTCACTGAACTTGACAAAAGTGGAGCTGTAATACTTGTCAATATCACGCCAGTTACTAGAAATAAAGTCCATTAAATCACCTCAAGGTTGAATTCATCTACCAGTTGTTTTGCTACCTGTTTATTATTGTTGTTAATAGCTTCAAGGATGCGGTCAGCGTGAGCTGCTACATCCCAAGTACCCGCCATCTCCTCTGCACGGGCAGTATTGCGGAAGGCCCAATCAATCAGGCGATCTTCAAATATCCAGAAATTACTAAGAGTACGATACTCAACACCATAAGGCTTAACACGGCATGCGCCAGCCTTACCATAGAGTTGTTTTCGGGCTTCGCCAGTATCCATAAGAACTGAAGCAACACCAAGAACCAAATCGCAATTACGTACCACATCATAGGAGTCCTTCTTTGTTTCGATGTGAATGTGTCCACCAGCACTGCGCATGAATGGATGTGGAGGCTGGGGTTTCTGGTTGGTCTTACCAGTCCAAGCATCATAGTCAGGCTCACAACCAAAGATGTGTGCAGCAGGATGTTGCATCTGATCTTCTGGGAATGTGATGCAAGACAACTTACTGAAAGACAAACCCGGCAGGTATTCCAGACTCTTAGCCATCACCGCGTTGATAGACCGTACCAATTCTTCACTGGTACTAGCTGGAGGAATACCATATTCAAGAGAAACATTGTCCTCTTGCAAGGTGTAACCAACAGGCATGTCGGGAATCTGCATTGGATTCCACTTATCAGCCATGATATAACCAATGGCACTAATAGGCTTGCCATCTTGATTGACCAAAAATGTTTCTGGATCGCTACCGATACGCATAATAACTCCTTAATTAAACTGTAATGTCTGCCATCTCTAACACATACTCACGAACCAGATCGTTGCAGTAGATTGCGAACTCTGAATCGTTATTCACCCACTCAGGGTGGCCTTGGATAGCCAATCCCTTGATGTCAGGGAACCAGCACACCTCAATCTCTGGCTTACCTTCCATATCCACCTCACTATCCGTACCATCCAAATAGGTATGAGATAGGATGCGGGTGGTTTTGGCCAGAACAGTGTGGTTCACATCAAAGGGATACATCAACTGGTGGTGAGCTGATGTTGTTTGCATAACCACACCTTCACTTGTAATCATGGCATGGTTGCCATTACCGTGGCCACTCATGTGCTGCACAAGCCAGCCACCAGCGGCAGCACACAGCATTTGAGCACCGCGACACACACCAATCATCGGAATCTTATTCAACTTGCAATACTTCATTGCACCCCACTCAAAGATGTCACGACTAGACGGCCCTTGCCCAGCCTGACTACGTAGGCTAGTCGAATGGCGGTACAAAGAGGGGTGAATGTCCGTTCCACCCCAGAATACAACAGCATCCACACCAGAAAAGCCAAATTTGGATACATCTTGGCGTACACCAAACACATCGTCAAAAGGGGATGGACCATGCCCAACCGGGCAATAACCAAGAGTCAAAGGCTTCATACTAACAATCTCCCATAGTTTCGGTGATAAATTCAGGTTTCTTCTTGACAAGCCAGTTGGCTGTAGTATTCAAAATGGTTGTACGATCACCCACTTGTTGAACACTCAGAATGAAAGGGGGCTCATGCCAATCGACAGTGCCATAGTCGTTGTAATGACGACAGATACCGACCACTTGGCACAAGCCATATTGTTCCACATCCGCCTCATTTACAGGCCATGCTGTATCACCCACCATGAGTTTACAGTCACTCTGTGCCTTGGCTACCATTGCACAGCGTTGACGATATACCTCAAGTGTAACCCCACGCTTATGGGCATTAGTTGTTTCAAAAACCGATGGGTGGCTCACCACTGGTGTAGTGTTAGGCAGAGTCATGTTGGGACGTTGATAGACCGTCTTGACAACGGGACGGGTACTGGGGTAGTATTCTTCAATCATAGCGCATCTCCATCATAGTATCAGTAAGACGTTCAATTTCATCGACCAACCTCTCCATCATAAGCTCGGCATCTATTGCCCAGTTATATAAGTCATCATCAATGGAGGATGGCCGGTCTTTAATGAGTTGCTCAGCTTCTTGAGCAATCATCAAGCATCTTCCAGAGTGGTGAACATATCGGCATTGAAATGGGGCACAACTGTCTCACCCATCTTACGGCGAACAACAGCAGGACGCTTTGCCTGCTCGTTAATGACAATACGCTTCTTCAGAGGATTCTCAGCGTACTCATTGCGCAGCACCTCAGTGACGCCGTTGGCAGCATCCAAATTGAGTACCAATATATGTAATGCAGAATACTCCTTAACCCTAAAGGCGTCTTTGTAATACACCTCATGATCGTTGGCAGAACCCTGTCCTGTACCATCGTCAAAAACCAGAATGGACTTAGCCAATGTGAGATTGACCCGCTCATACTGGTTAGTAGAGACATAGAAAAGAAAATGTTTCATTTAAAACTCCAAATAGTACAAGGAAATCTCATGACCTTCCCCCTTGCTTGCAGGGCCACCTCGATTGTTACGAAACACCTGCACCAACGTCATACCGGGATAGTTGCGCAAGGCTTGATCATACTGAGCTGTCTCTCTGGACAAAGCAATATGAAAGCCACAAATATCAAACAGTGTTAGACCGTTGTTTGAGTCATCTCGAAATATAGAGTCATATTCAACGGCCCACTTATCTTTAAAGTGCTGCATGAAAGCATCCACCGATTCCTCACGTTGCCAGAATCCATATGGAGTGAGGTTTCCCAGCATGGACATGCCACAGCAATGCCCAACAGAGTTCTGAATGGTGCAGATGGGCTTTGGACCCTGTGAGGAGTAGCCTTCTATAACCGAACTAACTTTAATTGATCGTGTGTAAGGCTCGTTACCTGCTGTAATGTTAAACATAGCTATCTTCTCCAGAGCCAATATCCACCAGCCGGTTGTTGATAGTCCTTCCATTGCTGGAACCAGTGTCGTTCCCAATGTATTTGGGCAGATGTGGACTCATAGCTTGAGCAATGACATGGTTGGATTCATCCACCACATAACCCCGCTTCTTGATTGCTTTTTCACGAGCAGCCTTGAAGCTGGGTGTAAGTTGCACCATTTTCAATGTGATCAACCATAGTAAAGTACATACTAACTCCGATTTAAACTACCATCTCTGGATGGCTACATACAAGGGAAAGAAACAGAACACCACTCGCTGTTAGAAAGGCCACTAGCGGGGAAGCTAGGGAGGCTCCTTAACAACAGAAGTCAGTGTGGAGCACCCAACAAGGCCAACAACAAGGAGGCTGAGGAAAGAGCGGCGCATCATTTGATAAGCTCCACCGATTTGAGTTCACCGGCTTCACCATCAAAGATAAATTTGACGTTAGGAACAGAGGCCTCCGTGGTGATAAAGCACAGGTAGTCTGCGGAAGGATTAGACCCTTTCTTCACATACCTTGTATATACCACATCCGGCTTTGGCTCAGGTTTGATTCGGTATTGAATGTCCGTATTCCACCCCGGCCAAGTGGTGTCTGTCCAATCCAACTTCTCAGGTAGTTTGGCCTGTATTTGCTCACCATCAGCCCATGCTTTGATTATAGCAGCATGTTTGTGTGGAGTTTTCATGTTAGTTCCTAACGGCAAGATATGCCAACAATACAAAGATGATAGCTACAGTTAACTTCAAATCTTGCATGCTATGTTTCTAACACAGTTAGTTGCATGCACAGTGGGGTACTTGTAGTTAATCAACAATGCACGACTCAAACCCGCATTGGGAAACCATGCCGTGCGAAAGTCAAAGTCCAACAGGACAACAGCAGAGTGTTTCATTTGGAGTCCTTATGCAATTCCGCCCGGCGAGCATTCATGGCATTCCACATGGAAGCATGCTTGCTAGGCTTTTGCTTTGGTGTAGGGGCTTGGGTGGAAGATGAGCGGATGTTTTGAGATGTTTGCATGATGAACTCCAAATAGGCAAGATTGCCTCACAACAGTACTAATCTAATACTGTTGTAAAGTTGCTTGGTTGTGGACCAGTTGTGAGCCAATGTTGATAGACCCGTCGTTATCACTCCGGGTCCGAGGACCTTCGCTGTACTTGCTACAGCTCACCTCCTGCACAGTACATGGCAACGTCGTCATTGATTGCAACATCCCCAATGTAAGGGGAATCCACATAAGCACGGATGAAGGCAGGATTGAAGTTATTAAGAGAATACATATAAACCTTTCAAGTTTCTAATAGTGTTAGAAACGTATAAAACAATAGGCGTAGAAAAGCCCGCTAGTTAGGCGGGCTTATTTGATAAGTTAATTTATGTTACAGCATAATCTAACAGTATTAGTTATTTCTAACTAAGTTACACCACTGCCTCATCGTTGTGGGTAAGGTTAGCATGGCGGGCATGCTTAGTAGCAAGGTAGGCACGGTCGGAGATTGCCTGTGCCTGTTCTTGGACACTGGGTGCAGGTACACGCTGCATAGCTGGCTTGCAGGCTTCCGTAATCTCCACATTGCCAATAGCATCTGTAAGGGCTTCCAAAGCATTTGCGTGTTGCAGCTCATAAGTGGAAAGCATGGATTTCAGTGCTGCAATGGCTGTAGCAAAGTCACCCATTTTATCTGCGTCCGCCGTTTGAAGCTCTGCACTGATTTTCACCAGTTTACCAGCAATGCCTTCAGCAACATGTGCGGGTTTGTCCAGATTCTCCAGAATCTTCTTGATAGCAGCAACGGTAAGAAGCTGACCATTGTCACACTCTGGCAACTTGCCACAATGGGCAAAATAGCGGGTAACAAAAGTCTTAGCCACGGCGTAGCTACCGGCTGCCTTAAGGTCACCAGCCCACAATTGCCATTGGGTCTCAATGGTTGCGGGCTTGGCACCCTTATCAGCATGGTAAGCAGTAAACACCGGCTTAAAATACTCGATTTCAAGCTCACGAATAGCGGCTTTCAATTCATTGGGAATGGCCTCATTGATAGGCGTAACGCCCTTGTAGCCATCCAGACGGGGGCTCTGGAGGATGTCATTCAGAGCAGAGATGGCGGCTTGAGACGCTGACTTATCAGCCTTGAAACCACGGTCCAGAGCTTTCATGGCGTCAACGGGGGCCATTGCTCCAAAGGTGGGCATGGTTTCGGCCTTACCCTTGGAATCGACAAAAACGACGGCATTGGCAGAGAAAGAAACTTCAAACTTGGACATAATTAACCCCTATGGATGTAGTCACATTGCACACTATTGCACAAGCATACTAACCCCTACAGC